AAGCCCCCAAGGTCTCTGCGCCAAAAGTTGAATCGCCTACTGTAATGAAACGCAGCGACGTATCCGATCTGTTCAGGCTGATCAACGAAAGAGAGGGATTATATGGCGCAAAGCGTGTAGAGCGTGCGGCTGACGAGATACCAAACCTTGAGAAGCTGTACACGCTTGATGCATTGCGCAGCGCCTTCAGTGGTGATAACGCCCGTGCATTGATGACGCTCAAGCCTGCGGACTTTGAGAAGTATGCAGCGCCGTTGCTCACAAATCTATCGCAACAGAGCAATGACAATATTGCGAACCTCAAAGCAATTCAGAATGTTGGTGGGTTCTCCGATGTTCCTTTTTTCCTAGTCAACAAGGAGCTGGCTGGATCAACTGGCTTGCCTTGGATTACAGGGCATGAGGGACGCCATCGCAACAGAGCAATGGATGAGGCTGGCGTACAGGCGGGACTGGTTCAATTCTTGCCAAGGGCAGAGTTGCGTGAACCATTCCCTCGTCGATCACAAGAGCAATATATTGACGCCATCAGAAAAGAAATGGCACTGAGCGGCAACAAAGTTAAGCCAGAAAAGTATTACCTGAATGAAAATGATGAAAAGTCATTCCAACGCCCAACGATCGATCTGCCCGACCTGTACGCCGATGGCGGCGCAGTCAAGATGAAGGACGGCGGCGATCCTGATCAAGAGTTCTATGATCGTATGCGGGAAGAGTTCAGCGTCTACAACAAGCCGACTTATGGCAACGAGATACCGGGTACTCCCACGATCGATCAGCAGCGCTACGAGCTGAGCCGTCAAGGACAGAGAGAGGCTCAGAACCGTGCTCGCACAACGAGAGACAGCCTGACAGCGATTGATCCATCTGGCACTCTAGGTATCGTCGATGCGCTCAAGACGGTTGGCAAGGCTGTGGTTGCGCCGATCGCTTACGTCGGTGGTAACGCCTTCGACTGGTTGCAGACTGGCAAGGTTGATCCCGCCAAGAGCAAGGCACGGGGCGAGAGGCTTGAGAGCTGGATGCAGCCCAAGACAGAAGAAGGCGGAGAGATCCTTGAGACGATTAGCAAGGTCGGTCCAGCCCTGACTGGCTCAGAGATGGGCTTCGGCATGCACCCCAACCTGTGGGCGAGCGGCATCGGACTGACCACGCCTAAGCAGACAGCGGCTGGATTGCGCTTGGGGGCGGAGCGTGTTGCACCCTTTGCGAAAGACGTCGGCGAGATGGCGAGCGAGATGTACATGAGGGGCGATGTGCCGGGCATGGTCTCCCCTAGCTCCTACGTCATCAAGCCCAAGGGCGGCAACTGGCTGGAAGGTGGTATCGACGCAGGAATTGATCCGTTGCGCTCAACTCGTATCGCTGGTCAAACACCAGCGGAAAGAATACCGTTACACGAGGCTCTGCTCAATGACCCTAGCCTCAACGCTGACCAGTTAGAGCGTGTTCAGTATCAACTTAATGTTGCGAAGGGTGAAGCCTCGGTTGATAAGTGGATAGACACCAAGCTCAAAAAGTACGTACAGAATGAGCTGGCTACCCCAGAGGATCCGATACGGGCGCTTGCGGCTAAGGGCGTCTCTCACATGATCGATGAGGCGCTAGAGGCAAGTAGCCGATGGGTTCCAGAAGACCTAGGTGCTAAGCGTCGTGCGGCTGGTTTCCCAGAAGAAAACATGGCTGACCTAACATTTACGGGTGAGCGTGGCAGTCCTGCTGAGGAGGCATCAAAAAGGGCGGCTGGCTGGGAGACGATCGCAGACACCAGCATCTATAACGCACCCGCTAGCAGGTGGTTAGACAAAAAAAATCAAGTTGGTTTTGCTGCGGTGATAAAAGATAATCCTTTCTTAGAGAAGGCTTCGCCAGAGACACGGTTCAATACAGTAAGCGAATCGTCGACTTTTGCTACGGATCTTGGCTTTGATCACCTCGTTGACGAATTAAAGAACGCAACTCGGATTGACTCCGACCTTCCAGAGAAACTGAGGATTGATCCATCTAAGCTCGAAAAGATGACCGTGCCTCAGGTGGTGGAGCGTGTGTCAGAGATCAACAAGTGGCGTGCTGAGAATCAAGCAGCAGCCAACCAAAAGCTCGCCATGAATCCTGCGACACAGGTCTTCAAGGAGTACCCTGATCAAGGATACAAGTGGGTTGAGCTTGCTATGCCTAAGATTACCGTTGACACACCGTTACCCGAAGGCTTTAGATGGCTAGAGCCAAAGGATGGGCTAGAGCGATTAGAAGGTCCAAGCATCCTTGATCCAGAGCGTACACGCAGATACCTCGGCAATACAAAAGAGGAAGCGCTTGTAGCGGCTCAGGAAAGATCAATGCTTGGTGCTGAGCAACAAAAGATGCTTGAAGACGCTCTAAAGTATGAGGGTGACACAATGGGTCACTGCGTCGGCGGTTACTGCCCAGATCTGCTTGAGGGAAGATCCCGCATATATTCCCTGCGTGATTCAAAGGGTCAGCCGCATGTGACGATTGAGGTTAGCCCAAACGAAATAAAATCATGGTATGACGTAGATAAAGCCGTTGGTTCTCTTGAAGGCGCAAAATTGCGAAGAGAGTTTGAGGAGATTATTGGTAACAAAATGTACAAGGAAGCAGATTTCAAAATGTTTATGGAAAATAAGGGTATTAAAATGCCTCCTTCCATAGAGCAAATCAAGGGCAAGGGCAACGCTAAACCAAAAGACACGTACCTACCGTTTGTGCAGGACTTTGTGCAAACTGGGGAATGGTCTAAAGTTGAAGATTTAAAAAACACTGGCTTGATCCGTGCGGGTATCGGCGGTAAGTTGATGACTCCTGCTGAGCACGCTAAGTGGTTGGCTAGAGGAGAGGATGGCATGAAGAGCGGTGGTAAAGTACAATTCGCTAAATCGCTTGACGCAATGCGCCACGAATTAACAAAGGCTAAATAATGGCTACAGAATTCCCGATCCCTGAAGACTACGGTCGATTCATTCCTCCCATGTCTGCGGAAGAAGAGAGCGGCGAGATAGGCGAGATCCCTCTCTCACAGTTGTTCTCTGCCGATGCGCAGGAAGAGATTGAGGAGATGGAGGATGGCTCAGCAATCGTTCGCATGAGCGACCTGAAGACGCCTGACGAGTCCCCAGACTTCTACACAAACATGGCGGAAGACCTCGACTCGTGGGAGCTGAGCAAGATCGCCATCAAGTATATTGACCTGATCGAGAAGGACAAGCAGGCACGAGAGGATCGTGACAAGCAGTACGAAGAAGGACTGCGCCGTACAGGTCTAGGGCATGACGCCCCCGGTGGGGCATCGTTCATGGGCGCATCCCGTGTCGTCCACCCGATCATGGCTGAGACCTGCATTGACTTCTCCGCACGTGCGATCAAGGAGTTGTTTCCGCCTGACGGTCCTGTCAAGACGAAGATCAACGGTGAGGTGACAGATGAGAAGGTCACACGAGCCGAGCGCAAGCGTGACTTCATGAACTGGCAGATCACCGAGCAGATCGAGGAGTACCGTGACGAGCAGGAGCAGACGCTCACGCAGACACCACTAGGTGGCTCGCAGTACATGAAGATCTGGCGTGACGACCAAAAGAAGCGCTCATGCGTTGAGTTCTTGCCGATCGACAACGTCTACCTTCCATATGCCTCAGGTAATTTCTACACCGCCTCACGTGTCACAGAGGTCAACGACATCACTCAGGAAGAGTTCGAAGTACGTGTCGACTCTGGCATCTACCGAGACATCTCGATCTTCCGTGCCTCACAAGATCCTGAGCAGACTAAGCCAGAGAAGGCGAATGACAAGATTGAGGGCAAGAACTCGTCCGACAACATTGACGGCGTGCGTCGTGTGTTTCACATCTACACATGGATGGAGCTTGAGGACGACGGATTCTCCAAGGGTAATCGTGCGCCTTACATCTTGATGATCGATGAGTTGACGACCGAGGTCGTAGGACTCTACCGTAACTGGGAAGACGGCGACAAGTCGATGACGAAGATGGACTGGATCGTCGAGTTTAAATTTATTCCGTGGAGGGGCGCATATGCTATTGGCTTGCCTCATCTTATTGGTGGTATATCTGCCGCTCTTACTGGTAGTTTACGGGCTTTGCTCGACTCCGCACACATCAACACAAACCCGACAATGCTCAAGCTCAAGGGCGGAAAGATGTCTGGGCAAAGCATCGTTGTTGAGCCGACTCAAGTCACGGAGATTGAAGCAGCGCCGGGTATCGATGACATTCGAAAAGTCGCCATGCCAATGCCCTTCAACCAGCCATCTCCCGTCCTGTTCCAATTACTGGGCTGGCTGACCGCTGCCGCTAAAGGCGTGGTCACGACCGCAGAAGAGAAGATTGCTGACGTTACCTCAAACTCACCTGTGGGTACGACTCAGGCACTGATCGAGCAGGGCGCTGCGGTGTTCTCCTCGATCCATGCACGCCTTCACACCAGTCAGGCACGAGTATTCAAGATCCTTGCACGCTTGAATCGTTGGTATCTCGACGAGGACGACATCGAGATGGCACGTGAGCTCGGTGTCACGAGCGAGGACTTTGAGAAGAACGACGACATTATCCCAGTGTCTGATCCGCACATCTTTGCTGAGACGCAGCGATACGCACAGGTTCAGGCATTGGCGGCACGTGCTCAGGCAAACCCAGACTTGTACAACCGTCTGGCGGTCGAGAAGCGCATCCTCAAGCAGATCAAGATACCTGACATCAACGAGGTGTTGCCAGATCCTGCTGAGGTCAAGCAGATGAACCCTGCGCTAGAGAACGTGGCGATGTCGTTGGGTAAGCCCGTGGGCGCTTTCCCCGGTCAAGACCACCTCGCACACATTCAGGTTCACTTGGACTACGCCAAAGACCCGATGTACGGCTCTAACCCGATCATCGCCCCCGCATACATACCTGCAATGCTTGAGCACTTAAAGCAACACCTCACACTTGCCTACCTTGACACGATGGATAGCTACACAAGTCAGGCGCTCGGACGTCCGTTTAACATCCTGAAGGAGCAGCCAGTCCTGCGTGAGGCGCAACAGTTGCTTGCGGCATCCTCGCAGCACTTCGCTCTGGACTCGCAGCAGATGTTTAGCGGTGTCACTCCTATCGTCCAACAGATGATGGGCATGATGCAGCAGCTCAGACAGATGCAGCAGCCGACAGATCCTTCAGTTCAAGCCCTCGTACAGACACAGATGGCTGAGACTCAGCGTAAGGGTGCGTATGATCAGGCACGTATTGGTCTAGATGCAGCCAAGATGAACGCTGACATAGCGGCTAAGCAGGAAAAGAACGTCGCAGATCAGCAGATCAAGGCGGCAGAAATCACTCAGGATATCGGTCTACTGACTCTTGAGCAGAAGCATGAGCTGCAAAAGCAGCAGCTTCAGGCTCAGCAGCAGATGGAGATGGCAGCACAGCAACAAATGCAGCAAGAGCAGCAACTACAGCAGCAACAAATGGCTGCGATGCAGCAACCTCAACCTCAAGTCCCACCACAAGGAGCCTAAAATGGCTGAAGCAATCTCGCAACATAAGAAAATGGCAATGGGCGAATCCGTCCCAATGGCAAAAGGCAAGTCCGTCATCCAGAAATACGCCAATGGCGGCTCTGTGATGAGTGAGAGCAAGGTCGCAAACCTTCCAGCTCGTGGCTCAAAGCCTGCCCCAGTCGAAAAAGCGACGGGTGCAAAGATCGCCACCTACAAAAATGGCGGCTCGGCAATGAAGAAGGGTATGGGATTGACCATCGCCATCGGTATGCCAATGAAGAAATCAGCAGGTCGTGGGCGCTAACCCCATCAGTGACCTGATCGGTAGGCTCAAGGAGCGGCGCTTAGAGTTAGCGCTGGCTCTTGCCGACGGTCACGCCATAAATATTGAGAGCTACCACCGTATGGTTGGACAGTATCAGGGCTTGGGTGAAGCCTTGGATATATTGGACAACATACTGAAAGAGAAAGACGAAGATTTGTAGTGAAACCCTGCGCCGTATGGCGCTTTTAACCAAATGCCGTATGGCGTTTTATAGGAGTAAGTATGAAGGACTTCGAAACCCTCGATGAGGCGTTCCCTGCCTGCGACACAGGCATCACGCCATTAGGCGCTAGAGTGTTGTTACAGCTCAAAAGCGTCAAAAAAGCTAGTAAAGGCGGCATTATCCTAGTAGACGAGACACGAGAATCTGAGCGTGTGCAGTCAATGGTCGCAAAGGTGCTTGCACTCGGTCCGATCGCATTCAAAAACCGTGACACATTATCCGAATGGGGCGAGGGCATGTGGTGCTCCGTTGGTGATTATGTGCGTGTACCCCGTTGGAGTGGTGATCGATTCACTGTTCCCAACCCAAACGACCCTGACGATCAAATTTCAATCCAAGTACTGAACGACTTTGAGTTGTGGGCGAAGGTCGACCCCGATAAAGTCTTGACTATGAGGCAATTCGTATGAACCCGACAGATAAAATGGAAATGCAGGTCGCTGAAGAGCAGGACGGCTCGGCTGTCGTGCATTTGGAGGACGGAGAGTCACCCCAAGCGGAAGAAAAACTCGAACTTGCCGAAGGTGGCGATGTTGAGGTCAATGATTCCAATGATGGGCTTGATTCCGACCCCGATCGTGAGCAGATTCGTGCCGCTCGGCGTGAAGAGCGCAAGCTGAAGAAGCAGATTCATCGTGAAAAGACGAAAGAATCCAGCCATCTGATCAATGCGCTCAAGAGTCAGAACCAGCAGCTCGCTGAGCGTCTGGCGCACCTCGAAAAGCGTACCTCTGGGGCTGAATTGGCTCGTGTTGACAAGGCAATTGACGACACAGAGGTACAGATCGAGTACGCCAAGATGAAAATGCGTGAAGCCGTTGCAAATCAGGACGGTGACGCAGTCGTCAAGGCGCAAGAGCTGATGTATGAGTCGCAGCGCAAGGTCGAGTCGCTCAAATCCATCAAGGATCAGGCAACACGACAGATGTCGCAGCCCCAAAAGCCTACCATGAACATGCCAGACCCTTCCGTACAGCGTAATGCGGCTGCATGGATGGAGCGCAACCCGTGGTATGACCCACAGGCTAAGGACATGGACTCTGAAATCGCTCAGCGCTTGGATAAGAAGCTCACTGACGAGGGATTTGACCCTTCAAGCCCAGATTATTGGGAAGAACTGGATGATCGAGTGGCTAAATACATGCCTCACCGTGCAGAATCTGCACCACAACGACCTGCAACACAGCGCCCCCGTATGACGGGTTCTGGGCGTGAATCAGCCCCCACAGGGCGTGCAAACGAGTTCCGTTTGTCGCCAGATCGTGTATTAGCGATCAAAGAGATGGGCGCATGGGATAACCCAGAGCTACGTGCAAAGATGATTAAGTCTTACGCAAAATACGATCGTGAAAACAAAAGGAATGCATAATGGACAGCCGAATCAAACGCAGTGCGGGTGAGACCCGTCAGAACCGCACGGAGCAGGACGCAAGCCGTGCAGCACCCGAAGAGAACTTCCCAGTGGCGAAAGAGCGCCGTCGTGCTCGCAATGAGTTTCAGCAGACAGTGTTGCCGAGTATCCCCGATATTCCCGGCTATCACTTGTGTTGGTTGGCGACTAACAGTCAGTACGATCCGATCCATCGCCGATTCACGCTAGGCTACACGCCTGTGCGTGCGGATGAGATGCCCGGCTACGACATGTACAAAGTCAAAGACGGCGACCAATCTGGTCACATCATGTGCAACGAGATGTTGCTCTGCAAGATGCCAATGGACATCTATCAAGACATCATGCTTGAGCACCACCATTACCAGCCTATGGATGAGGCTGAAAAGATCAAGGTTCAGCAAGAGCAATTGGTCAATCAGCGTGATCGCACAGGCAAGGCTATGGGCAGTATCGAGGGTGGATTGCCAGACGAAAGTAATATTCAATTGCCACACTTTAATTAACAAGTGTTGTTTTTTTTTAAAAATGTATTAAAATCAACGTAAGGTCACTCGTTTTGCATAAAGCGGGTGACCAACAAAAATTAGTCCTAAAAATCACGTTATACGGTGATTTTGCCTGTAGCTTTGAATAAAGCGAAAACATTATCCCTTTAATTATTTTTAGGAGCATCCTATGAGTGCAACCTCTGCACCTTTCGGTCTGCGCCCAGCATACTTCCCAACAGGATTGGAACGTGCTCAGGCGTTGGCTAACGGCATTACTTCAGGTTATGGCACATCCATCCTGAAGGGTCAAGCCGTTCAGTACTCACCCAACGCTGGCGTGATTCTTCCAGTTCTCGATACAACAACCAACAGTGGTTTGGTCTCTGGCGCTTTCGCAGGCGTTGAGTTTACCGATACAACTGGTCGTCGTCGTGTGTCGAATTACTGGCCCGCAAGCACAACTGGCACAGAAATCGTCGCCTACTTCTACAATGATCAACAGATCGTTTATGAAATCCAGACTGACGGTACTATTGCCCAGACGTCAATTGGTAACGAAGCAAACCTCAGTAACTTTACTGCTGGCTCGACAACCACTGGTTTGTCACAAATGACCCTGTCCGCCTCTTTGGCTGGTTCAGGCTCCGCAGCTCAGTTTCGCATTGTCGATCTGGCTCCTTATCCAGACAACAATTGGGGTGACGCATACGTGATCGTTCGTGTGCAAGTCAGCAAGCCTCAGTTTGTTGCTACTGCTAACGCCATTTAAGGGAGACTAGATCATGGCAGCTCCAATGCGCAGTACCGACTTCCGGTCGATCGTTGAGCCAATTCTCAACGAGTGTTTCGACGGCGTCTATGACCAACGTGCCGATGAATGGAGCCATGTGTTCCGTGAGCAGACAGGCATCCCCCGTAACTACCACGAAGAACCCGTCCTGTACGGCTTCGGCGCAGCTCCTCAGTTACCTGACGGCACACCCGTCTCGTACCAGCAGGGCGGCGTGCTGTTCCTCCAGCGCTACGTGTACAACGTCTATGGCTTAGCCTTTGCGTTGACCAAAGTGTTGGTTGAGGACGGCGATCACATCCGCATCGGTCAGGTCTATGCCAAGCACTTGGCACAGTCACTGGTTGAGACAAAAGAACTCCTCGCAGCTAACGTATTGAACCGTGCGTTCAACAGCAGCTTCGCAGGTGGTGACGGCGTCCAACTGAGCTCCAACGCTCACCCGATCGTCAACGGTACATTCAGCAACTTGCTGAGCACCGCCGCTAACCTGTCACAGACATCGCTTGAGCAGATGCTCATCCAAGTCCGTCAGGCAGTGGACAACAACGGCAAGAAGATTCGTCTTCAGCCCCGTCAGTTGATTGTCGCCCCCGGCAACGTGTTCCAAGCCGAAGTTCTGTTGAAGTCCGTGCTCCGTACTGGCACAGCAAACAACGACATCAACCCAGTCAAGTCGATTGGTCTGATGCCTGAGGGCGCTGCTGTTCTGAGCCGTCTGACTTCTGCCACCAACTGGTGGGTACAGACAGATGCGCCTGAAGGTCTGAAGCTCATGATGCGTCGTGGTCTTGAGAAAACGATGGAAGGGGATTTTGAAACTGACTCCATGCGTTACAAAGCCACAGAGCGTTATGTAATCTCGTGGACTGACCCAAGAGCTGTGTTTGGAACGCCCGGTGTGTAGCGGACTGGTATAGCACAACGAGGAATGGTACAATCCTAGGTGTAACAGCCTAGGAGAGTGAAATGCCAAGTAAGTGCTATGTCATAAGTTGCTCTAAGCCGTCGGTTGCAAATGGTTTATGCCAGATGCACGACAAGCGTGTAAAGCGACACGGAGATGTAAATGCAGGACATTCTGACGATTGGGGAAAACGTGAAAAGCATCCAGCTTACAAGGCGTGGTGCGGATTGCGTCGATACCATCGTCAGAACATTCCGCCAGATTGGGCTGATGATTTTTGGAAATTCGTATCAGAAATTCCAGACAAGCCAGAAAATGGAAAAGCATTTAGGTCGGACGCATCGCAGCCTTGGTCAAAAGATAATTTTTACTGGCGAGAGCCGCAGGGATTATCAGATGATCAAAAGCAATACGCTAGAGAGTGGCATCGAAAGTCTCGTGAAGTCAATCCAGATTATTACTTTGACCAAGACCTACGTCGGAAATATAACGTCGATCTTGAGTGGTACAACAAGAAACTTGCCGAGCAAAATGGTGCTTGCGCCATCTGTAAAAATCCAGAGACAGCGAAGATTAAAGGACAGACATTGCGTCTTGCCGTTGATCACTCGCACAAATCTGGGCAGGCAAGAGGATTGCTTTGTTTAGCCTGCAATCGTGGACTGGGGTTGTTCAAAGACAGTATTAATAGTTTAAAGTCTGCAATAATGTACTTATCCGATCAATCCGAGTGGTTCAAGCCACAGGAGAAATAAAATGCCACAATTTTCCGACGACCTATTCTTAGGTTCAGCGCCCACTTTTATGGGTACAGGTCTGCGCAACTATTCCACTACCGCAATTGGTGGTACTGGTAGCGTTTCATCCACAACACTGACAATCACTTCTGTGGGCTTTGGCGCTCCAATCGTGCTTGGTATGTATGTTGATGGTACTGGCGTGACTGATGGTACTTTCATCTCTGCCTTTGGTACTGGTACTGGCGGTGCTGGTACTTATATCCTCAATCAAGCAATCAATATTGCAAACACTGTTGCGTTGACTTTGCATGATTTAGAGCCTTTTGACAATCCATCTCCAATGAGCACTGGTGTCGGTCCTTTGGGTCGCATCTATGTGTGGGATGTGGTTCCTCAAGCCGCTGTTGCAAACAACATCGCTGCTTCACAAACTCCTGCTGCCGCTGGTGCATTGACGCTAACGGCTGGAACTAACGTAAAGTTAATCACTAGAGCTGGTGGTACTACTGCGTTTTCGCTTGATATTCCTCGTGGCGTCAGCGTAACAACTGCAACTGCCGCTGTTGCGACATTGTCAAGCGTTGTGATTGCAGGCACTGGTGGTCAAATCACCTTCACCTCGCAAGCAGGCTTGGTAACTGGTCAGCGTTTGACAATCTCTGGCACTTTAGGTGGCACAGGTACTATCACTGGCTACACCAACCCAACGACCTACATCCTGACCGCTGTAACAGCGACCTCTGCAACCCTGACTACTACAGCGGGTGCGGCGGTGGTGACCACGGCAGGTACACCAACAGGCTTGACTTACACCTTGGGCGTTGCTCCAGTGACTGTGACTGTCTCTGGTTTTGACGTTTACGGTCAAGCAATGAGCGAGGCGATCACTTCTAGCGCTGCTGTTAGCACTGCTGTAAGCGGTTTGAAAGCCTTCTACCTCATCACCTCTGTAAGCGTAAGTGGCGCTACTGGTACAGCCTTGACTGTTGGCACAACCAACGTGCTCGGTCTTCCAGTTCGAGTCGCAAACGTGGCTTACGTTGCAAGCGTTAAGAGCAACAACACTCTGGCACAAGATGCTGGTACGTTTGTCGCTGCTGACACTGCAACTGCAACGACCACCACTGGTGATGTACGTGGGACTTATGTGCCTGCTACTGCATCAAACGGTATCGTTCGCACAGTCATGGGTATTTTGTTGCCAGCGATTGCGGTTGGTCCGAACTCAACCCGTGTCGGCGCACTTGGCGTCACACAAGCCTAAGGGGTAGATCATGGGTTTCAAAGAGATGAAAATGATGAAGTCGACTGAGCCTTCAGTTGACGAAGTCGGTAAAGGTATGAGACACGGCGGCAAGACCAAGAAGATGGCTATGGGCGGCGCTCCTATGGGTAAAGCACCTATGGGCGGTGCTCTTTCCGCTATCGCTGCACAGAACGCACGTAAGCGTCCTACTACTCCAGCAGAGATGGCAGCAATGCGTCCTCGTGGTGCTTCCATGATGAAGTCAGCAGCTCTGTCACGCCCAATGCCCGGCATCCCGCCTCAGGCTATGGGTCGTGTCAAGAACGGCGGCGCAATGAAGAAGGCTGGCGGTGAGATGGAAAGCAAGGCAATGCACGCCAAAGAAATGCGTGATCTGAAAGGCGTCAAGAAAGAGCTGATGGCTCATGAGGACAAGCCTGCATCTAAAGGTCACAAAGGTCTGAAGACTGGCGGTATCGCTGGCTACAAGACTGGCGGCATCATCCAGAAGTTTGCAACAGGCGGCGTCGTCAATGGCGCAGCAGGTTACAAGGATGGCGGATTCGCTAAGGTTGCCTGCAAAGACGGCGGCGGCTTTAAAGCGATGAAGAAAGGCAATTGCTAGTAATAAATCGGGGTGGCTTCGGTCACCCCAACTTGCTTTCTGGAGATTCAATTGAGCACATTAACCAATGTATTTGCCGTCCATGAAGATGCGACTGGCACAATGTACGCTGGCGCAACAAACCTTGCGGGTTACCAGTTAGCCTCCGGTGGAGTTGCTGGAGAAATTGTTTTTCGTGACGGCGGCGCATCTGGCACTGAGCGTCTGCGTTTAAATATTACAACAAATACGGCAGTTATTTCAACGCTGTTGCCCGGTAACGGCATACGGTTCAACACCAATATTCATGTGACATTACCCGCAAGCGCATCAATTACTATTTTCTGTGGTTAATCATGCCAAGCAAATCCCCTGCTCAAAAGCGCCTGATGCAAGCTGTGGCGCACAGCCCTAAGTTTGCGAAAAAGGTCGGCATCCCGACTAGCGTGGGTAAGGAATTTGCAAAGGCTGATAAGACAATGAAGGAAGGGGGCAAGGCAAAGTCAACAGTCAACGCAGCAGGCAACTACACGAAGCCTGAATTGCGCAAAAGGATTGTGTCCCAAGTGAAAGCCGCAGCTACGCACGGTACAGGCGCAGGTCAATGGTCAGCGAGAAAGGCGCAACTAGTAGCGAAGAAGTATAAGGAAAAAGGCGGAGGTTATCGAGATTGAAAGCCCCGCAAAAATCCTTGAAAGACTGGGGTGACCAGAAGTGGACAACCAAGTCGGGCAAGAAATCCTCGGAAACGGGTGAGCGGTACTTGCCAGAGAAAGCTATAAAGTCATTAAGTCCTGCGGAGTACGCAGCCACAACGAGGGCTAAGCGTGAAGGCAAGGCAGAAGGCAAGCAGTTTGTTGCGCAGCCAAAAACTATTGCAAAAAAGACAGCTAAATATAGGTTTTAACTATGAAAAAAAGCAACACATCAATAGCTAAATCCTTGAAAAAAGCTGGCTTCTACGACAAAGGTAAGGGTAAGGCTGAACGAATAAATATTATCAATGACGTAACAACCAAGCCTCAACGATTAAAAATTGTTGATAAGTTATTTGTTGAGAAGAAGTTTAAGGATGGGGGCGTGTCCCTCTCTGTTGGTCGTGGTGAAAAATTATCAGTAAAGCAGGGCGCAGGGCTTACAGAAAAGGGTCGTGCAAAGTATAATCGTGAGACAGGAAGCAACCTTAAAGCTCCACAACCGCAGGGCGGCGCACGTAAAGACTCATTCTGCGCACGTATGAGCGGTGTAGTAAAGAATGCAAGCGGTGACGCACCTAGAGCTAAGGCGTCACTTAAACGGTGGAAATGTCCGGGGTGGTAGATGACAAACGGTTTGAATACATCAGGAACGGTTGGTCAGACGGTCATCTCTGTTCAACAGCTCATCGACCACGGCGCTCGTCGTGCAGGAAAGCTCGCTGAAGAGTTGACGGTCGAGCAAGTCTCGGCAGCACGAGACAGCCTGTATTACCTCCTCTCATCGCTCACAAACTACGGCATCAACTACTGGTGTATCGATAGAATCATTGTTGGTCTACAGCCAAACAAGTACGAGTATTACCTTCCTGTTGGAACGAACGACGTACTCAACGCAAACTACCGCACACTTACCTCTGTCACAACGGGTTTCAACAGCTCATCTGGCGTGACTGCGAATGCGTTCGATGGCGTGGGCGACAGCGTCTGTCAGCTCTCTACAAACACTGGCTACATAGGTATTGCGAACGGCACAGGCAATCCTGTCTACATCAGCACGGTCGGTATCCTGCCTGCGGTCTCTGGCTCTGTGACGATCACGATCGAGGCGTCTGAGGACGGTAGTACGTGGACGGCGATTGAATCACCGGGTGCGGTCACATGGACAGCGGGAACGTGGATCTACTACGAGCTCGACCCATCGACCACAGTCCCATACTGGCGCATCAAGCAGTCCGCTGGCGTGAACATGGGATTTCTTCAAGTGGTATTTGGGACGATGCCAATGGCGATCCCAATGGCACGCATGAACCGTGACGATTACTCAAACCTGCCGAATCGTTCGTTCACCTCTGAGCGTCCGCTACAGTTCTGGTTCAATCGCACAATCAATCAGCCGATCATGAATCTTTGGCCCGTGCCGAACAGCATACAGCCGCAGCTTGAGATCTGGGTGAGCCGATACATTCAGGATGTTGGTCAGCTTAATGGTCAGCTAGAGATACCACAGCGGT